TATTTATTTTGACTTTAATATTTATTTTGACTTTAATATTTATTTTGACTTTAATATTTATTTTGACTTTAATATATATTTATCTCCAGAATCGTAAAAATATTTTCCCTTCTTTTTTGGTAAAACTTTTTTGAAATTAGGAATATATATTTTTATTTCATGATTAGTTTCATGATCTATTTGATAAAAATGTTCTTCTTGATTCAAAATTTTATAATATAAATGATTAGATGTAATTTGAAATTCACTCATATTACTAAGATTAATTGCGACTTTATTATTAAAATAAAATAATAAAGATAATATATTTGCAATTTTAAACTTATTGAAATCATATATATTTGTCATTACTCTATTCCATTTTAAAAATTCATCAACTTTCCAAAATAATTTCTTTCTTTCAAATTCTATAGGAAATTCTATAAGAAATTCAAAATTTGGATCATTCTTTGTTATATATTTATATTCAATCTTTCCATAATCGTAAAAAAATATATAATCACCATAAATTGAGTATTTTGAAGTATTTAATTCAGACGAAATATTTTTATAATTGTATATTATTTCTACTTTTCCATTTCTGTCAGGTTCTGGAATTATATATATATTATTATTATAGCATAAAATAATTCCAGTTTTGAGTCCAATACCATAAATAAAAGTGTTTTTTTTATAATTTAAAATATCTGATACACAATATTTTATATTATTATTTATCTTTGATATAAATGTTACTGAAAAAAGATCAAAATAAAATCTACATGTAATATATTGATTATATTGATTATATTTATAATTATTTTCAACTTTTTTTAAAAATAAAATTTCTCCATTAAATTGTTTTCTATTCATTTTTTCAGACAATTCTTTATAACTTTTTAGATATTCTGATCTTCTACTTAAAACTTTCCATCCCCAAGATATTGGCAATTTATCAATTGATAATAATTTGTAAATATTTTGACTTAATTGCAAAGATCTAAACCACGTCTTTAAATCAACATATTGATAAATTAATAAAAATATATCATTTGGAAATATTTGCGATTCAGATGACATGTTATGATTTTCTTTTAAAATTTGCATAAAATAATCATAATTTGATTTTTTTTAACAAATGATTTATTAACTTTTTAAATGATTTAATAATATTTATTTAATTAATAATTTGGGGATAAAATATAATATTTTCCATTGATTATAAAATATTTTCCCTTTTTTTCAAAATTAAATTCATATTTGAAATCAGTTTCAATTTTTATAACATTTCCTGAATTATGATTAATTCCCATTAAATGACTATTGAAAGCTCCAGTTTTTCTTGTATAAAATATCCAATTTTTTGTTAAAGATGTACACCAATGATTATTAAATATTATTTGTTTTCCTTGTGAACAATATTTAATTTGAAATTGTTCATAAATAATATAATAAGATGGATAAGAAATATAAGATTTCACTAAATTATTTTCTATATCTTCTTTTATTGGTTTCATTCCAATATAACTAGAATCTCCTGATTGAATTCTATAATTTTTTGTATATTTTGTTTTTATATAATCAATTTCGGCATTTTCTTTTCCAAAAAAATGGAATTCAATTTTTGCTTGATCAGATCTTCTTCCACCATTTCCTATAGTTCTTTCAAAATAAAAAAATGGACTTCCATTTTCGGAATCTTCAAAAAATTTAAATTCTTCTTGATTAATTGTATCAAGTTCTTCTTTTGTCCATTTATTTATCATTCTTATTTTATAATTTAGATCTGGTTCATAAACTATATAGAAATCATTTTTTGATTGTAAAATAATTCCAGTTCTTAAACCAATTTTTGCAAAAATATTATTTAATTTTAATTTTGGATTTATTAAAATCAATTCTTTTTTTATGCAATATATAGAATTATTAATTTTAGATATGAATGATAATGTTTTTATATCAAAATAATATCTTGATGTTACAAATTCATTATAAATTGGAGGATTTTCAATTTCTTTTAATTTAAAAAAATTATTTTCATATAATAATTGCTTTTTTTTCATTCTTTCAGATAATTCTTTATAACTTTTTGGATATTCGTCTTGTCTAGAAATATATTTCCAAGCCCATTTTCCATTCATTTTATCAATACTTAATGCCTTATTGATAAATTTATTTAGTTGTAAGCATCTAAACCATGTTTTAGCATCAACATTATCAAAAATTAATATTAAAATATCTATTCCAATAGATTCCATATTTGATTTACGTAATGAAATATTTTTTCTATTTTTTGAATAATTAAATGAAAAAAATAATAAATCAAAAATTATATTAATTAAATTATATTTTATTATAATAAATTATGGAAAATAAGACAACAAAAACATCATTTTGGCAAAGTGATCATATTCTCACTACATTGGCAGATAGGTCAATAATTAAAAAAAATATTCCTGTATACGAATATAAAGGGAGAAAATATTCTAGAATTAGATTATACGAGGAAGAAGAAAAAGGATCTTTACATTATGATTTAAATGATTTTGCAAAAGTAATATTGGTTGAACAAGAATATATAGTAAATACACATGAAAAAATAGAACATTTAGAAAAAGAAAACAATGAATTAAAACAAGAAGTACAACTTTTAAAACAAGAAGTACAAGTTTTAATGGATTATTTTAGATCAAAAATGAGTTTTGATAAAAATAAAATAGATAAAGCATTTGAAAAAATAAACAACAATACACAAAATTAATTATGCATAAAAATCCGTTACTTTATAAATCATTTATAAATATTATAAATGATTTACAAATTTTATTAATTATTTAATAATATATTTTATTTGTTTTAAAATAATAAATTTAAATTTAAATAAATAATAAATTTTATAAATCATTTATATTTTATAATAAATCATTTAATAAAATAATATATTCTTTTTTGAGAAATATCGTAAATTAATTTCGAAATAATTATTTTTCATTAGTTTCTACAAATTAAATCATTTAAATAAAGAAATTAAATCAATTTGAAAGTTTTTAAGAAATTGAATAATTATTTATTTAATAAAATTGGTTCAAAATATTTTCCATTTATTTCAAAATATTTGCTATATTTTCTAAAAGATAAACTAAATTTATTAAAATTTAGAATTTTAGAAATTGATTTCCTTTTTGTTTTTAAATTAACTCCAATAAGTTGACTTTCAGCTAAATTTATTATCCAAAAATAATTTTTTGTCAATCTAATGGCTTTTAATCCATCGAATTGAAATTCCATAAAATCTTTGCCATCTGAATAATATAGTCCTCTTTGTGTATTAGATATTATATGATTTGGAGGTAAGAATTCCCAATAATTATCATCACCAATACTTATATTGTTATATTTTAATTTTCCTCTTTTATATTCAATACCCAATTGATTGGGTTCAACTTTATTTCTATACGAAACATAATCTATTTTGCCATTATCTTTAACATAAAAATAAAATTGTAAGGTAGCATCATAATTATCCGTATTAGATATTCCATTCATTAGACTCAATGAATAATATTCTATATCATAAAGTCTATTTTTTCTCAATTCATATTCTTTTAATTTTAATTGTTTATAATTCAATTCTTCATTGTTTAATTGTTGTACAATTTGAATTGGCAAATTAAAATCAGGTTCATAAACTATATAAAGCTGATTATCATCGAATAAAATAACTCCAGTCCTCAATGAAACAAAGTGTCTTACATCAGTATTTAATAATTTATCAATATGATAAACTTTTTTAGAATCTAATTTGGATATAAATAATAAATGTTTCTCATCAAAACGATATCTTGATGTATTCTTTTCGAAAGAAATTTTTCTAGAATCAATTATATTCAAAGAAGATGTTTCTCTACATCTAAGCTCAATATTTTGTATTCCTATTTCTTTTAATTCAAATTGATCTTGCTCAATTATTTTCTTTCTATTCATTCTTTCTGATAATTCTTTATAATCTTTGGGATATTCCATTCTTCGTGATAAAACTTTCCATCCCCAAGATATTGGCAATTTATCAATTGGTAATAAATTACAAAATTCTCTATTTAATTGCAAAGATCTAAACCATGTTTTTAAATCAGCAAATTGATATATTATCAATAATATTTCCTTTGGAAAAATATCAGTCATTAAAATTTATCCAAATAAATTCTAAATGAAAGAATTATTTCTATAAATCATTTATAAAATAATAAATCATTTAGAATCTCTCAAAAAGTGGGAAAATAATTTGTGGAAAATAATGAAATTTTCATTTGATAAAATTAAATAAATGCAATATTTTTAATATATCAATAAATCATTTACTCACTTTATGAGCGATTATAAATGATTTAATTCTCAAATAAATTATTTTGCAGATTTTCGAAAATATATGAATTTTTCATATTATCTTTTTGCAATTTTTTATTTAAATCATTTATTGAATTTATAAATGATTTATAAATATTATAAAATAATAACAAATGTTTATTAAACTTCAAAAAATATGGAAATCTTGGAAAACTAATTCCAAATTTGAGTAAATCATTTAGTTTCTTTGAAACATATTCCAGAGAATTATTAATAATAAATCATTTATTTAATATATAATTATTATTCAAAAATATAAATTTCTATTTTATAATTTTTTAAAAATCTTGAATAATAATTTATATAAATCATTTATTCATTTTATTATTTATTTCAAAGGAATTGATTTTATAAATAATTTATAATATGATATTTATAAATGATTTAAATTAAAATAAAATTGATTTAACAAAATATTTTTATAAATGATTTATAATATCATATTAAAAATTTATTAATGGTATATTAAACAAACACATATTTTTATATTAGTAAATCATTTAAAAATATAAATGATTTACTTATTTCGCGATCAATTCTCAAATAAATTCATTTTGCAGATTTTCTTATTATCTTTTTGCAATTATTTATACAAAATTAATTTTGTATCTAAATGATTTATAAATTATGTAAAATAATAATAAATAGTTTATCGAACTCTAAATAAATATGAAAATATTAAAAAAGTAATTCCAAAGGAATCGCTCACTTTGCGCGTAATTCATTTATTAATTATAAATCATTTATTAATTATAAATCATTTATTAATTATAAATCATTTATTAATTATAAATCATTTATTTATTATAAATCATTTATTAATTATAAATGATTTATTTAATATATAATTATAAATTTTATTCAAAAATATAAAATTCTATTTTATAATTTTTAGAAATCTTGTAATAATCATTTATATAAATCATTTATAAAATTAATTCATTTGGAATAGATTGCTTTGTGAGTAAATCATTTATATTTAAAATAAAATTGATTAAACAAAATGATAAATCTGAAATAATATTCGAATTTATTATTTTTATAAATGATTTATAAAATATTTTTATAAATGATTTATTATATCATATTAAAAATTTATTATGAGTGCAATTGAACAAACAGATATTTTTATTAATTTAGCGAAATTTTTATCAATTAAAGAAATTTGCAATCTTTCTTTATTGAATAAAAATATTTATAGAATTATTTTTCAAAAAGCGAATATTGTTTGGAAAATAAAGATGATAGAAATGACATCAATAAATATTGATTTGAAGCAAACTCTAAATGAAAATTTTGAAAAGATGGAATCTTGGAGTGAATACTTAAAAAATTGGATAATAATAAAAAATAATTTATTTATAAAAAAATTGATATAAATAGTTTAATATATTGATATTAAGAAAGTTTAAAACTGAAAAATCCAAATACTTTGTAGCTTTTCGCTTATTTGAAACATTTTAAACAAAATAATTATTCTTGTATAATTTGTGCAAAAAAGTTTTATGATAATTCATTACATAAATTAAATATTTTAGAATGTAGATATTTTTATAACACATATTGTGTTTTAAATTGGTTAACCCAAAGAAAAGTTGTCTACATGATAATATGGAATATAAATTAAAGTTTATTATTTAAAATTTAATTGTTTTAGTTATCATCAAAGTTTTAATGAGTAAAGCTGTGCAAACTATAAAAAATATGATTGATAAAATTAAAGTAATTATAGAATAACAATAAATTGCTTTCTTTTTTGATGAATCTATTGGTTTTCTCTCCCAAATAGGATTAACAACTCTTAATATATTTTCAGTCATAATGCCAGTTAATACATCTTTTTGATATTTTCCAGTAGAAATTAAAGCTTCCGTTTCTCCATTTTGGAAACGCATCATCCATTTGTTGGATCGAGTTAAAATAATAACTGATATATGACAAATTGATAATAGAAATGATAAAGCAATTCCACCATAATAAACAGATGTCATAACAAATCCAAAATTTGAAAGTAATAACATAAAAGTAACAATATAATATCCCCAAATTAATTCATATCTTATTTCATAATTCGCCATTTTTGAAAAGTTTAAATTGGATTATTGTTTTAATTAGCTAATTTTCAATAGTTGTTTAGTATAATTTTGGAGAAAAAACAAATTAATAAATCATTTAATAAAAATATTTTTTAAATCATTTAAAAATAATATATTATAAATTAATTTATTTTCTTTAAGAAATTTCATTCCATAATTTATTTAATTTTATCCAATAAATTATTTTTAAATTAGATTTTACAAATTATATTAACAATTGAATTTTCGAAATAAATAATTTATAAATAAGAATCATAAAAATTTATAATTTTGATTGCAAAAAATATATTAATATTATCAATTTTATAAATCATTTATTAATTAAATCATTTATGATCTTAAATGAAATTTAATATTTTTGAAGGAAAATACTCCTTTGAAAGCAGTTGCAATACAATTATTAAATATAATTTATTTGTAATGTATATTTTATTAATTTAATAAATGATTTATTAGTTTATAAATGATTTATTAGATTATAGATGATTTATTTATAAATGATATTAAATAAATAAATTCAATATATCTAAATTTTTTCGATTTGAGAAATTATTTATTTAAATTATTCAAATTAAATGATTCAATATTTTAAATGAAATTATAGATAATAAATAATATTTATTTTACGAAAATTATTTTATTTAATTAAATCATTTATGTTTTATTAAATCATTTATAAATAAATAATATCAATTTTAACTTAAATATTTTTTATTCGTAAGATTGTTTTTAAATCTATTATCAAATATTTGTTTAAATGATTTATTTAAATTAAATGATTTATATATTTAATTTTTTAAATATTATATATTTCAAAAATATTATTTGTTTTCGATTTTGATTAACAATTTATATTCAAAATATAAAAATTGTTTAAATCATTTATATTCAATAAATCATTTATAAATTTAATTTAGAAATTCTCATTTAATTATGTGGTAATATGTTTCTTCAATAAATAATTCATAAAATTCACTTTATTTGTTTTATAATTAATTCAAGAATTCCAAAATTCACTATTATTGAAATCTTTATATGATATAGTTTTTTCAATTCTATTAATAAACATTCCGTCGTTGTATTGTTCTTTTATATCTTTTGATCTATAAGAATCATTTGGATTTGGGCAAACCCAAAACATTCCTGTATCATAACATAAAATCTCAATTCCATTTAAATCAGTCTTTGTTACCATTACTTTTTCTGGATTTAAATATTCATATTTTAATCGTCTAGAAGCTTCAGAGAAAGTGATAGCAAAAATAATTAAAATAATAAGTTTCTTCATCAACAACTGAATAAAATAAGTGGAGTAGGATAAATTTATAATTAAATGATTTATTTTAATATAAATAATTTATTATATTAAACTTAATAAATGTCAAATAATAAATGTAAATCAGATGATTTAAAGCAACTTGTTACACTTATTACTTTGAATGCAGTAAAAGAAATTATAGATAATTCAAAAGATTGTTTAAATATCACTTATAATGGTGAATTTTCTATAGTTATTGCAGCTAAACATAATGATATTGAAATAATTCAACTTTTGGAATCTAAAGAAGCAAATATTTTTAACAAAAATGTAAATGGATATACTTTAGAAAAATGGGCTCGCCATTATGGAAATAAAAAATTAATCAAAATTTCTAAGAGAAATAATAAATAAATGATTTAAACTTAGAATCTCTTTATCCAATATTTTCAATTTTTTATTTAACCCCAAAATTCGGAAAAAAACAAGATGAATAAAAGGAAAAAGAAAGATGCTTCTTTCTAAAAATTATAATAAAGAAGAATTTGTTTTGATATTTAATATATTTCAAGATTTTATTCAATATTAAAAAAGTATTTAAAGTTATTATTTTAGAAAATATTATTATTAGGATAGTAAATTTATGCTTATATTAATGGATATTTTAAAAGAAATCTTAATCAAGTAATTAAAACTATGTAAATATCGATTTGGTGATCAATTATATAGAATGTTTGAAAAATATCCAAAAGAAGCAATAATTTCTTTCAAAAAGAAAATGTTGGAAATACATATTGGAAAATAAAAACAATAATTTATTCTTTAATTTATAAAATAAACTAAATTCAAAAATGTTTGCAATTGAAAAGACAAAGTCCTAAACAAATATTTTCTTTAGCTTTATCACCAACAACCTTGCACATTTTGTCGCAATAAATGCAAGGAATAAAAGGTGAAGCTTCTACATAAACAACTAAAATTTTAGAATTAAATTAAAATTTACTCATTGTTGAAATAAATAAGAGAGATATTAATAAAAAATAGAAGGATTTGTTTTTCATATTTTCAGATTTTTGATAATAAAATTTTTAAAAAATATAATAAATCATTTATAATTTAATAAAATCATAAATCATTTATTATAAAATTATAATTCAAATAAATTCGTCATAAAAATTTATTCTAAATAAAAAACTTTATTATTTATTCCAAAAATATTGTTTCAGAATATATCATTCCGTAATTAATTATTTAAGTATATTCCCAAAGATTAAATTATTTCATCCAAAATCTATTTATTAATAAAATAATTTATTTATATATAACAAATGTTTCATTATTCAAGTGAATCTTTTTACTTACATTATAAAGGAAATATTATTTTATCAAGTTTTTAATTAAATTGTGGAAAAATCATATTAAATGGATTTTATTTTGTAATAAAGTTATTATAAAAATATTTTTAATCTACAAATTTGGATTCAGAAATAAAAATATAATCGATGTTTATGTGCATTTTGCAAGATAACATCCGGCTATGCAAGCAGTTTTTGCCAAGTCATTTGTAATTTGTTGACAAGCTTGAACACAAATTGCGCAGGGAATTCTTGTTGCTTCTGCGCAAGCAACTAAATTATTAGATGAAATTTGAAAATTTTTTTACAAAAAGACATTATAAAAAGGATAGCAAAACAAAAAGCAAATTGTTTGATATTCATGTTTGAGTTTAAGATGAAATTTTTTTTTGGTTTTTTTTCCAAAAAAAATTAATTTTTAAATCATTTAAAAATTAATTTTTTGAGAATTTTCATTACATAATAATTTATAAATGATTTAAAAATTTATATTCTTTGATTAAAGATTTCAAATATTTTTCTTTTTTAGATAAAAACAACTGAAAAATTTTTATGGAAATTGTTTTACCAGTTGGTGCATCTGTAATATCAACTTTAACTATGATGGCTTTAAATCGAGGAGTTGGGTCAAATGATGGAAAATCTACGATTGCTGATATTAATAACTATACTATTACAATTAATAGTGCAACGGCAATTGATCAATTTGAATGGGCTTTGGATTATATTTCTAAACTTGAATCATTCAGAGAAAATGCAAATGTTTTAACCATTTCAGTTGGACAAGCGACAAAAAATAAAAGTGAACAACAACAATTAGATATGTTTGATGGAGTTATTAAAAAACCTTCTGATAAAATGAAATTGGTTCCTGGATATGGATCTCAAAAAATAAAATATGAGGGTGCCGAAATAACTATTGAAAGAATTCCTACTGGTTCAAATAATTCTTCAGATTCATCAACGCCGTCTGGTGGAGATGAATTTTTGGTTTTAAAAGTTGATAAAGCAAAAAAATCTTCACTTCAAAATCTTATGAAAAAAATTGAAGAAGAACATAAAAAAAAGATTGAAGATAATGTTGTCGTTCATATACCACAAAGGGCCTGTGGTTGGAAAATATTAACAACCAAAAAAAGAAGGCCATTAAATACAGTTATTTTTAATGATCAAGGGAAAGATGGTATTTTAGATGCTAGAAGATGGTATACTGAAAAAACAAAAAAATGGTATGAATCTATGTGTATTCCATGGAGAAGAGGATATTTACTTCATGGAGATCCAGGAAGTGGAAAAACTTCATTTGTTTATGCTGTCGCTAGTGATTTAAGAATGAATATTTATATGTTAGGATTATCAGAAATTAAATCTGATAGTCAATTAATGGAATTAGTATTAAATGTTCCACCAAAAAACATTATTTTATTGGAAGATATTGATTGTGCTTTTAGTGGCAATAATAATCCAGTAAAAAAAGATGAAGATGAAATTGATCTATCAATGTTTGGTATAAGAAATTCAAATGGAAAAGTAACAATGAGCGGATTATTAAATACACTTGATGGAATGGCTTCTCAAGAAAGTTGTTTAGTATTTATGACAACAAATCATATTGATAAGATTGATCCTGCATTAATTCGACCAGGAAGAATTGATAAAAAGATTTTATTTAAAAAACCAGCTGATTCACAATCTTTATTATTATTTAAAAGATTTTTTCCAAATTCTTCTGAAAAAGAACAATTAACATTTGCTGAAAAAATTAAAGAAATGAATAGATTCATAAGTCATGCTGAATTACAAGGAATATTTTTAAATTCCATTCTAGAATCATCACCTGAAAATTCAAAAGATATTGTCGTAACGAAAGAATCAATTGGTTTAGTTATTATTAAATTAAACAAAATTCTTAATGAACAAAAAGAATTGAAAAGAAAATATGAAGAAGAGAAATCAAAACATGAAAATCAAGATATTCCAATGACAACTTCATAAAATATTATTTATCAAAATTAATAAATAAATTATATTTCTAAAAAAGTTCAAATATTTATAATTTATTTATAAAATAAAATCAATTTAACATTTATTTATTTCGATACAAATTTTGATAAAATTTAATCTTTTTATTTTTTTCAATTTTGTCTATTTAAATTATCAAGTCTAGTTTTTGCTGCACCAAAGGAATAATTTAAAATCTTTCTAAATTGTTCATCATTATTAATTTTTTCTGATTGAGTTAATGAAATATTTGGAGAGGATCTATAATTTTCAACTGAAAAGACTTCACATCCAAGTAAACTTCGCAAATAATTTTCATAATCTTTTAAAGTTTTGTTTTGATTTCCAATTTTGTTAAGCCAAGCAAGTTTATATCTTGCATTTATTGCATTACTATCACGTTCTCCAAATAATTGTTTATGAGTTATGACAACAGCAACTCCTTGTATATCAAATTCATCTCTAAATAATTGAACCAAATCCAAAAGATTTTCTTCAGTTAAAAGATTATCAACAGTGCTTAATATGATAATTACACCATGAATAGCGCATGGTTTTTTTACTTGTTTGTTGATCCATTTTATATTCCATAACATGGCATACCAAGAATCAACAACAGAGACACCAAATTCTTCATACCATGTTCTATCGAAACGAATTTTATCATTATTAAACATATATCCAGTTATCATTCTTTTTAATTCTTTCATACTTGCTCTTTTATATCTTATTAAATCAGTTATACCAGCTAAATCAATAAGATTTTTTCCATTTTTCATAGAATATAATGTAAGTAGTGATGTATGACTTGAAGAAACATTCAAAGAATTATTAACATTAACTTTAGCAGCAGAATTAATAGTTCCAACAGCAGAAGCAGGTTGTCCTGTCCAATTTCCGGAATCAACAAATTTACAACTACGAGTAAATGCAGTTTTTCCGGAACCTACTGCTCCAACTAAAGCGACTGAAGATCCTGAATAATCAACAAGTTCTTCTAAAAAATATGAATAAAAATAATTAATACCAATAGGTTCTTCATTTAAAATAGTGCGATCTTCTAAAACATGAGCAGAATCTTCTACTTCCATCTTATTGGAATTTGATCCTCTATCACCCATTATTTAAACAAATTTTTTTTAAAAACAAGAAAAAATTTATTAAATCATTTATATTTTCAAATTATAAATCATTTAATATTTTTTTAAAGCTCAAAATTTTTATTTTAATCCAATTTGATGGAAGGAAATTTATCATCAATAATTTATGAAGATTCACAAAAATCAAATGAAGAAAATTCAAATCAAAAACTAGAAGATCTTATTAATCTAAAATTGAAAAATCTCATTAATTTGGAACAAAAAGTACAAAATGAGTGCTATAATTATTTGATGGAAATAGAAAAACTTAAAAATCAACAAAATAAGGAACAAGAAGTAAAACCAGAGATGGAAAAACCAAAATTACAAGATCCTATTAATCAAAAACAAGAATCGAAATCTAATGTGATTTGTGAACCAATTAATTGGTTCAACTTAAATGAAACACTTGAATATATAAAAAAGAAAGGAGGATTAATCAAAAGTTGGTTAAACTCGAAAAAATCAAATGAGAAACCTGAATCTGATACAAAAGAAGAAGAAAAGAAAAGTTTTTTTAGTGCATTTATGGGGAATTTTCTAGATCATTCTATTGGAATTTACGGTCGCAATAGTGATGATGTTGAAATGTTTTATGATCAACTATTAAAAATTATACCAAACAAGATACCTATATATCTTTATAGTGGTCAAGAATCTATTCATTATAAAAAAAATGAATTTGTTATTTTATTGGTCCAACTTTATGTTGGTAGAACAAATTTTTCAAATTTATATGATGATTTTGCTAATTCGGTTTTATCCAAAACTGATAAATCAAAATTTATTATAATGGTATATGATACATA